AGACTCCGCATTTGCGATGGCTTCGACAATTTTGGATTTTTGTCGCTCATTCAGGGAGGCATCACCCAGAGTGCGGTTCTGGTATAAAAGTTTTGCGTTGGACAATAGAGCCTCGTCAAGATGGTTCTCGAGTCTTTGTAGGACATCAACCAACTTATCGTTTTGTGTTGTCAAGGCTTCGATTGTCTCATATAATTGTTCTTGTCGTTCATCAGCTGTGTCTTCTTCTTCTGAAGATTCTTCTTCGGATTCTTCTTCAAATTGTGCTTCGTAGTAATCTCGAGCTTTTGCTGCTCGTTCTTGATTTGGAGATCCGATATCAAATGCACCTGTTGGTAGCACTTTTTCTCCGTCTTCCATGTGAAGTTCTTCTTCTAACATGTCAAGGATCTCTTGAAGTTGCTGATCTTCTTCATTTTCTTTGCTTTCTTGGAGGGTCGCTAATAGGTCGTCAAGGCTTTCATCTCCGCCACCGCTGTCATCACCTGCTGGCTCTGCTGAAAGGGCATCATCGCCGCCTGAGGCATCGCTAGGAGCATCTCCGAGACCTAATGCGTCATCGTCTGATCCACCCATTGCCTCTTCTTCCTCTGGAGACATTTCAAACTCTCCGAGATCTAGATCGACCATTCCATCTTCGGTTTCTGGGAGAGAGTCGACAAGGGCATTGAACTTAACGCTCATGTCATCATAGCGAGAGTCCCACGCAGGAGGAGCTTCAATTGTTGCTCCTTCTTGTCCACCACCGAAAGATGCTGGCATGGCAGCAGATGCTGCGCCCATCTCTCCTTCGGCTTCTGCGATCATGTCGTTAGCTTCATCGAGCTCTTTGCTCTCAAGCATTGCGTCAACCGCTTCCTTGATTTGGTGAGAATATTTTTCGATAACAGATTGTTCTGCATTTTTAATGGCTTGCTCACGTAGCGCCGCTGCGTCGGCAATAGCCTGCTCTAGCATGTTTGACATCAATTTTCTCCTAGAATTCTTTTCTCCTTTAAATAGTGTAGGGATAAACAAAACTCCAAAAGAGCGCTTAAAAAGAAAATGCCCCAACACTTTCGCATCGAGGCAAGATGTTCTTAAGTTAAAAGAAACTTACATATCGGAAGCAATAACAACTTCGCGGTTTGAACCATCATTATAGATAGAAGCAATTTGCTCGTCTGTCAGTACGAATCCTTCAGCAACTTGGAATGAATCGAAGTCAAAAGAGTTACCAGTGGCTCCGCCGTCATTACCAAGTTTATTGGAACCTAAAGAAAACTGTCCGCCGTCGGTAACCCAACTCGCAGAAGAATCAATATCTGTTCTCTCCGAGACCATAACTCCATTGAGGTAAGTTCTAGCAGTACCAGCTACCTTATCGAGTGTCATTACGACATTATACCATTCATTACCGGCGAAAGATGAGAAGTCATAGTTCTTTTGCAACAAACCGCCATCACTAGAAGATCTAGAATAAGAGGAGGTTAAAAGATTTGAAGTAGCACTTGCTCTCAAAACCACACCCTTGTAACCATCTGCGAGACCAAATAGTTTTCTATCTGCACCAGATGAGCTTCCATTACATTTAAACCAAAATGAAACAATCATTTGATCTGGGTTTAGGTTGGTCAAGTGGTCACTCCAATAACTTGTTGCATAACCATCGACACCAGTATTCATCACGTTACCTGCATCTCCATCATCATATAAGGAAGCGTCTTGTTTTAACGTGAATTTATCTTCCCAAAGGATAGTAGCAGGAGCTTCAGCAGGAGCTTCGGAGTTATATCTAGCCAATGCTTCTGCATCATCAATAAACTCCTCTGTGATTCCAACCTTGTCCATCTCCATTGGGCTACCAAATTGTCTAGCGCCAATAAATAAATAAGGCTTGGTATCCGCACCAGATCCAACATGAGTTTCATTTAGAACAGTCAAAGGCTGTCCATCGACCCACATTCTCAATGCTTCGGAACCCGAATCTTGCCAAGAAACTGTAATTTGGTGCCACTCGCCATCGTTCAAGGCATATGGAGCCTCTGCAGTTGGGTCATTATCAGCCAAAAGTCCTTGGGTAGCTCCTTTGAAGTAAATCTTGGTTGGAGATCTCATTTCAATGAAGAAACCATTCGGCCCTTGACCAATAATGTGAGAGTGAACGAATCTCATCCAAGTTCCATTTGATGGGTTGTAAGTTGACTTAAACCAGAAAGAAATTGTTTGATTAACGCTACTTCTGTAGTCATCGGTCATTGCTAATCTAGTGTAGTCGCCACCGGCTTCTGAAACGAGGATGCCATCAACAACGGCAGCATTTCCAAATAGAGTTCCGTTCTCTTCGAGATGAGCCGAGACATGAGAAGTACCAGAATCAACAGGAGCTTCTCCATCAGTTCCAATAACTTCAACAACGTAAGACTCGCTAATGCCCAACCAGCGCAAAGAACCATCGGACATGATTGTCAATAGCTTACTTGCATCAGAAGCGGTATAAACAGGAACTTCTTCGATGTCATATAGTTTGGTATCTCGTTGAACACCAGCCAACAAAGGAGTTGATCCTTGATATGCATCAACAGAAAAGAATGAAGCAGAAAATGTCTCATCGCTTCCTGTTAGTGACTTCACATAGTAGCTTTCATATGTGTGTGGAAATGTAAACTGTTTGTCGTTTACATTTCTCGTGTAGATTGTAGACCATGCTGATCCGTCCCAACCATGGATTGACATGTTCTTGTCTCTAAAGACAATTGAGATGTCACCATTGTGAGTTGCAGGTGGCTGAAAAGAGCCTCCCAAACTTGGGTCGAGAGGAGAAGCGGTCATTTTAATAATTTTTTGCTTTCTCATTTTTTAGATCCTCCGTTATCTTGCGATCCAAACAAGGTTGCCTTCTGCGTCAACAGAGAGAACCTTTCCAGCATCAGCAGAGCTAAATGCAGGCATATCTCCAATTTCATTTACAGAGGCAGGAGTTGGCGCCGCTGCTTTTACAAGAGAGTCTTCCATGAAAACTCCGCGAACAGTTTCTTCTCCACCAGTCAAAGACTTGAAGAAAACTTCTGAGTAAGTTGTGAAAGGAACGAAAACTAGTTTATCGTCAGCAGTTGTTTGACCAACCAATTCCCATGTAGATCCGTTCTTTCCGTAAACCTCTACATTAACAAATGCAATGCAAATCATTGTGTTATGGTTTGCTTCTGGTGAAATTCCAACAGAAGAACCATCTGGTGCTGATGTCCCAGCAGTATATTTTGTAACAGACATTTTAAATCCTCCAAAGATGTTTTTGTCTTAATAAAAAGGGCCTCGAAAGTTTCCCCTCGAGGCCCAAGGTCAATACCTCTAAGGCATTAAGCACTTAGCTAATCAAAGATTAGAACAAGTACATAACTCCACCTTTCTTAACGAACATAGCAGAAGCTCCGCCGTGAAGAACAACGTTTCCGTCAGCTTCACCATCGATAGACTCACCACCAGCAGCAGAGAAAGTTACAGACTCAGAGCCCTCAGCAACCTTAACCATAACGAAGTATTCTTCAGTCATTACAGGCAAAGTGAATGCTTTAGGAGCAGAAGCGTTAACGATGTAGTGAGTAGCAACACCCATTGCAGAGTCAGCTTCAGTCAAGTAAGCAACTTTAACGAAACCGTCGAAGTGAGCGTCAAACTTAGCTTCGATGCGTGCTTCTTCACCTGATGCGCGAGTTACCTCAGCAGCCAAGTCAGAAGTCAAAACACCTTCAGCAGCAGTTGCGCGAGCAACTTCAGCAGCAATTGAACCAGACAATGTAGCTACTTCAGCATCTAAAGCGTTAGTGAAATCAGTTTCCAAAGAAGCGAAGTCAGCTGCAACAGCACCAGACAAAGCGTCGATGTTACCTTGAAGAGTTGCGTCACCAGCGATGCGCAATGCTTCTTCTGAAGAGATAGAAGCAGCTAAAACAGCCTCGGCAGCCAAAGCGCGAGCATCAGCATCTTCGATCGCACCAGACAATGCAGTTTCTACACCTTCGGCACGAGCTTGCTCAGCATCGATGTTACCTTGCAAAGTTGCATCAGCAGCTTTGTATGCAGTGTCGATAGCCAAATCAGCAGCCTTGTAAGCAGCATCCATAGCAGCGAAGTCGCCAGCTACAGCACCAGAGAACGCATTCAATTCAGAAGTGTGAGTTCCCAATGCATCAGTGATAGCTTGGTTCAAGTCAGAATCAGCAGATTCGAAAGCAGCAACGATTTCAGTCAAAGAATCCAAAGCAGCAGGGTCAGTGTTAGACAAAATGTCGTTGATTTGACCTTGAAGACCAGCTTCTACACCTTCAGCACGAACTTTCTCAGTGTTGATAGCTCCAGACAAAGCAGAAACTTCAGCTTGGAAATCAGATTCCATTTGAGAGAAGTCAGCAGCAACTGCACCAGACAAAGCATCAATGTTACCTTGAAGAGTGTTATCTCCAGCAATTCTAGCAGTCTCTTCAGCAGAGATCAAGCCAGTGTGCTCAATGTGATGTGCGTCCATTTCGGCAGCAACAGCACCAGACAATGCATCAATATTACCTTGCAAAGTTACATCAGCAGCCTTGTAAGCAACATCCATTGCATCGATAGAAGATTGAAGACCAGCTTCAACACCTTCTGCACGAGCTTTTTCTGCATCAATTGCACCAGACAAAGCAAGAACTTCTGCGTCCATAGCAGCTTGGAAATCAGATTCCAAAGAAGCAAAGTCAGCAGCTACAGCACCAGAAAGTGCATCGATGTTGCCTTGAAGAGTCAAGTCATCAGCAGCACGAGTAGCAGCTTCTGCATTGATGTTGTTTTGCAAAGTAGTATCTGCAGCTGAACGAGCAGCAGCTTCTGCAGCTTCGCGAGCGTCAGTGTAAGCTTTAGCGTCAACCAAAGTTTGAACATCACCAGCAGCACGGTCAAGAAGTTCTTGAGCCAAATCAGCAGCTAATGCGTCATCACCTGCAATACGAGCAGTCTCTTCAGTATCAATGTTTCCTTGAAGAACACCGTCAGCAGCAATACGTGCAGTTTCTTCAGCAGAAACAGCGTTTGCACGAGCAGTTGCTTCATTGTTGATAGCGGTTTGCAAGTTAGAGTCAGCAGATTGACGAGCAGTTGCTTCATTGTTGATGTTAGTTTGCAACAAGTTGTCAGCGTTAGTGCGAGCAGTTGCTTCTTGAGAAACAGCAGCAGCGCGGTCAACGATTTCTTGAGCCAAAGCACCAGAAAGATTTGCAAACTCTACATCGTGAGACGCAGTGTAAGCGTTGATAGCATCAGCCAATTCGCCATCTGCAGTTTGGAATGCATTCAACAACTCAGACAAAGAATCCAAAGCAGCTGGGTCAGTGTTAGAGATAACGTTGTCGATACGGCCATCCAAGCGAGTTACTTCGCCATCAAATTTAGTTTCGATACGAGACTCTTCACCAGTAGAGCGTGTGATTTCTGCATCCAAAGCACCAGAAAGTGCAGATTCAACACCTTCAGCACGAACCTTCTCGTCAGAGATCAAACCTTCAACGCGAGTGATTTCAGAACCACGATCGATGATTTCTTGATCTACTTTGCCTTCAATGCGAGACTCTTCGCCTTCAGCACGAGCTTGCTCAGCATCGATGTTGCCTTGAAGAACACCTTCGGCTGCAGTTGCACGACCTACTTCAGCATCCAAAGCACCAGAGAGTGCAGAGTCGCCATCAATGCGATTTTGAGTTTCAGTTGCAAGATCACCTTCAACGTTAGAGATTGCAGCTTCAGCAGCAGCCTCAACATCTTTCAAGTGTTTTTCTTGAACCAATTTAGAACCACCTACAGCAGGTGCATTCGCAACGCCAACCTTAACAGCATCAGAGATTTCTGAGATGTTCTTAACGGCGCCAGTTGGAAGGGTCAATTTTCCTTCCGTCAATTCAGACATATCAAATTCGGTAACTTGATCGTCAACCTTGACTTTTCCTAAGAATAATTTAGCCATTATTATTTCCTCCAAATAATGATCATAAGACTCTCGGACACATGGTCCTCGAGCTACATCTAACTACTCCGAGAAAATCGAAAAAGAAATTTTATTTTTCACAGTTTAGTAACAATCAAACCAATCGCTAAAAAAAGTTTAAAAAAATTCTACAATTCCGATAATAGCGAAAGATTAGAGGAATTACATTATGAAGAATTTCGACTGTCCATCGGTGTAAATATTGATTGAAGAACCAGCAGATGCAAAGGTTAAACTTGCTCTATTTTCAATCGATTGATTTGGGTGAGCTGTGATGGTAATTGTAAACTGATCTGCGTTCTCGGCTTCATCTTTAATTACGAAGATTTGACCATCAAATAGAGTTGAAGCATCTGGTAAGTTTACATTCAGATTCTGCGTTGCTTGAAGTCCAATAAAGTAGTCTGTCGATAACATGCTGTAGCTCGACGTAACCACAACTCTATTTCTAACTTCGATGCCTGATTGGACAGCAGGAGCAAGGATAACGTTTCCATTTTGATCAACAGATAAGAAGTTGTTCGCTGATCCTTGCTGCAAGTTTGTAAGATTCAATTGTGGGATAATTACTTTTCCTGATCTCGGCTCAATGGAGAGATCTCCAGTTGACGTTGCGTTTAAATCAACATATTGATATTGAGAGATTCCAAAGACATATTCAGAGTTTGTAAGTCTTAGTTGAGATGATGTTCCATCTTTGATCTCGACCATCTTAGAAGGATTATCAATGTTGATTCCGAGAGGTCCTCCGATGTTTGCTGCATTTGCAACATTAAGTGAAGTTAACGTTCCCAAGCTTGTTACATTTGGTTGAGCAGCGGTGCTAAGAGTCCCTCCTAGGTCTACAGCATTTACTGTCGTCGTAGTAACAGTTGGAGTAGAAATGCTATCGCTATTGATAACGGTGTTGCCGTTTGTGATCACGCTTGAAGATAAGTTAGTGAAATAACCGGACTCAGAAGAAACAGAAACAGATGATGAAATTTGTCCAACATTATCAAGAATGATGTCGTCATTGGATCCTACCACGACCTCGCCAAGGACTTTTGTGTCGTTGGCTATGTCTAACGTCGTTGAGTTTGTTGAGAGCGTTGTAGAACCATTCTCGACGTTTATAGACATGGTTTGAGCACCATCTGTGATGGAAAATTGATCTGATGTTCCTGAGATCCCAAATTTTGATGTTGAGTAATCTCCAACACCAACTGTTGATGCGGAGACAAAAAGAACACTGTTGATCTCGAGATCATTGGGTGTGGTAATGCTTTGGGCATTGATTGTGATTTGATCAGTTGGTTCGTCTCCGAGAGTTAGAGTGTCCGCAGAGACGCTAAAGTCCGTCATTCGAGCAACGAGAGATCCGGTAACGATAAGGTCACCAGAGACATTTAAGTTGCCATTAACATTTGTGTTTCCGTTTGATGGAGAGATTGAGAAGTCTCCATCGGTGTTCGTGTAAAGATCTGTATATTCGAGATCTTGGATTCCAAAGATTGCTCTTTGGCTTGTCAATCGCAATTGAGTTGTTGGAGAGAGAATCTCTTCCGTTGCCTGAGGATCAGAGACATTGATCCCAACTCTACTGTCTTGACTCTTTACATAAAGCGTTCCATTGATTGTTGCATCGTTTGCAACGTTTAGGTTTGTAAGAGTTCCCACTTCTGTGATGTTAGGTTGCGAAGGAGAGGTTAGCAATCCTTCGATTGTCGTTGACTGGATATGGTTAACGTTTGAGATCGATCCTGTTTCGATTGTCAAGGTTCCATCTGTAAGTCTTGTCGTTTGAAGATCAAGAGTCTCGAGCATGTCAAACAAGCCAATTGATCCCGACAATTGATCAGCTTTCATTTCGATTGCTTGGACATTACCTGTAACTGATAAGAGGGTTCCATCGAATAAAAGGTTTTCTTCCGCATTAACGCTATTGTCGTTGACTGACGTCACAAGGCGATTGTCGCCATGATTGGTGTAATGGTTGATTGCGACCCCTTCAAGGTCTCCACCATAACCAAAGAACGATTGAGCAGTTACATTTCCGCTTACGTCGATTGATCCTGTGAACTGATGAAGGTCATCTTCGGTGTCTCCAAAGATCGATGATCCCGAAACCTCAAACTCAAAAACTGTTTTTGTTTGGTTTTGGATCTCGAAGTTGTGAGCGACGATATTACCAGAGACAAGTAATGCATTGAGATCATCCGACCAAATTAGATTCGGATCATGCTGGAGCTCAACTCCTTCGCCGGCAAGCTGAATCGATCCCTTAGGACCTGATCCTTGTCGGCCAACAACATATGCCCATCCAAACTCTTTCGCCATTACTCATCGATTCCTGGACCGGTTAATTCATGCATTCGTGAAGCAGGAATGTTTGTTAACTCTGCGAACACAGAGATTTCATCGTTGTTGACATATTTGAGCAAAACTCTATTTGTCTTAACGGAACCTCTTACTCCTTGTCTTCCAAGAATTGTCCAAGAGTGACGAGCTTCAGCATTGTCAATTGTCCACCCATTTTCAAAAGTTATGGTTCCGGTGTTCAAGGTCAAATCATTCCCAGAGATTCTATCAAAGATTGTTGTTGCGTTATCTGCAGGAGTTAAATTTGTGTAAAACGTTGCATCGTCAAATCTCCAGAATGATTCCAGAAATTGAGCTTGAGAATGAACAGAAGGGTTTAGCCTAGCTTCCGTTGTATATAGTTCGTTTACTTGAGCATCCGATAAGGCTTTATTGAACAGCACACTTGTGGAATAGAGACCACTAAAGTTAGAAGCTGAATCAGCGAATTCAATTGTGTCGTTGGAATTTATCGTTCCAACCTCTTGAATCAATAATTGCCCATTTGCATAAACTCTAATGTCTCCGGTTTTAGCAACCAACACAATGTTGACCCAATTGGTTGTGTCGAAGATAAATGATGCATCATAGGTGCTTGAGTCCAAAAACAAACGCAATAAATCGGATCCAGTGCCTATGTTTCTTGTTTGGACTCTGATGTCGTTGCCTGTAGATAAAGACACGATTCTTTGATCTGACGAGAGACTATCAAACTTAACCCAAGTCGAAACGGTAAACTCATCCGTTGGAGTTATTGATGTTGATAGATTTTGCAAACCACCAGCCATATTTACTGCTCTTGTGGGATTGCAGAACATCACGACTAAGTCTTTGTTTCCACTTGAGTCATTATTGATTTGAATTGAATTGGTTACACTTGGAAATTGAATAAACTCATATCCATCACTCACAGTAGAGTAATGCTTGAGCCATGGACGACCAGAGACCTGATAAGATCCAACATTTCTAAGACCAACACTATAGAGGTTAGATGTGGACATTATTGAGAAACCCCCTCTAAACCTTGCAAGTCGAACATTCGACCTGCTGGAATGTTGGTGAGTTCGGCAAACACTGTAATGAAGTCACTTGATCCACCTGCATGCGATGATGAAACAAACACTTCCTTACATTTAACATTGAATTCCATTGCTTCGCCGGGGTTGATGCTAAAGTAATTGTCGTTCGTAGAAGCATCTGTTGTGAATCCAAACTCTCCATTTGTCCACGGAACAAAGTGTGCTCGCACAGCGTGACTAGATGTGTTCTTCACAATGATTCTCTTTGTTACTTTTGGAAACTCAAATCTAATAGAGGTGTTGGGTGTTGGATCCAACAATTGTGTTTCAAAAAATGGAGTTCCACTTACTTGATACGCACCAACGTGATTTAGCCCTACGCTATAGATATTTGAACTCATGATTATCTCCTCTCTTTAGGACTAAATAGTTATTTTTTATTCTTCTTAAGGTTTGCTCTCCACTTTTTGCGAGCAAGACGCTTTCGTTCCGATTTTGAAACGAAGTGTTTGTGGTCTCGGATCTCTTGCATGATTCCGAGTTTTTTGCATTTCTTCGTGAAACGCTTGATGAATCTTTCCATGCTCTCGTTCTTACGAGGCTTGTCTTTAAAATTGGTAGCCATTGTTATCCCTTTGCTAATTTTGACCAGATTGCTGGGTTCATTCCGAAAGCTGAAAGGTCAACACCAGGATCGTTTGGCGCAACGCCATCAAGGGCTTTGGAGCCATGAGGAGATGCTGTGCGTCCTGCGTTTCTTTCATTTAAAGGTTGTGTGCCTTCAAACAAGTCGACGCCATTGTAAGAGTCTCGACCAATTGAGTCAAGCATCTTGCGACGCTGTTCTTTACGCTTTCGTTCTTGAGCTTCGTAATCTATTTGTGGCTGAGGTTGTCTTTGTGGAACTGGTTGACGAGTCTCGACAATTCTTTGACTCCCTGTTCCCTTGACAACTTCAGAAATGATTCCGGATAAAACTCCTTCTTCAAAGATAACCTCTTTGATGCACTCTTTGATGAGTGGCTTCAATGTTTTTTTGAGTTCTGCTTTGTTCATTTAGTCTCCAAGAATCTTCTTAAATAGATTGTCAATATTATTTTCTTTTTGTTCTCGCAACTTTGTTGAGAAGCGAGTTGGCTTTTTAGAGCCTCCTTTCGGATAAACGTAGGCATCTGGTGTAGATGGTTCTGACACGATATCGAAGCAGATAAGTTGAAAGTCTTCTTGAACAACTGTTTGTCCTCTCGACTCTGAAACGGATCCAAGTCCACGAGATGAGATCCCAAGTTTTACACCAGCATTGATGAGGTCTTTTAAAATTCTACCGCTAGGAGTGTCGAGAACCTTGATTTTTCCCATTACGTCTCTTCCTTCCCACCAACACTCTACTACGATGTGAGAAACGTTTTTAAGGTTAATTACGGAGTCGTCAGGGTGATCTAATTCACCTGTCGCTCTGTTATCTTTAATAATTTTTTGATAGTTTTCGATTTCACGCTTGAGAACACTGTCTGGGTAAACGCGGCCATTTCCATTTTGCTTCTCAGCAGTTTGGATGCGACCAGTTAAATACATTGCGCCATTGTCGGTGATGTCTCTTTTTTCTCTTTCTGTTAATAGATCAGGACACATTCCGTCTGGACATAAGGCATGGAATTCTCTAAGTAATTGTTTTGACATTTCTTTCTCCAATAAAAAAGTGGGCAGAGATTAACTCCGCCCTTTGCGGGCACTACCCGCCCGAGCTAGGATCCGCTGCAACAGCGACGGACAGGTTGTAAAACCCAGCGCTTAATCATCAACATGCTCACCCCCTGATCTTGATGATAGTCTTAAGCCGAAATCATCGACCAAGACCGAAATTAAATAAGATGTTCCTGCTGATAAGCAACTCAACAAAAACACGTTCACGAATGAACGCTCGTAACTAAATAGTTCAGTATATGGGGAAAGACATGAAATAAAGGCTCCAACCCAGAACCCCATGCATAACGGACAATTAAACAGCGTGTTCCATTTCTTCGTGTAATCTTTCTTTGGTCTTATGTCTTCAAAGATTTTTCCGTAAACCATGATGAATGTCATGCCGTAGCAAATTAAGATGAAATGTAATGTATCCAAGAGAACCTCTTTCTGTTTTGTAAATAGTTTTCGTCTTCGTCGTTGTAGTAAGCCTCTTTCTCAAATGGAATGTTGTAGTAAGCGGACTCTCCACTATCTCCCCTGATTAGATTCCATAGCCAATAGCCGAAGTAAAGAATGATAAATCCAACAAATGCAAGCTCTAGAAACTGTTGGAAGTGGATTGTCTCATGTCTTTTTGTGATCTCGGACATTTCTCCACGAGAGATAACGATTGGGCCGAGAGTGATGGCTCCGATGTCAATAGGTGCGAGATAAGACAGTAAGACGGGGATCTTGCTGTTCTCAATGAATAGCGGCTTCCAATTTTTCATCAATACGTATACCGGCCGTAAAGATAGGGGGCGAACAAGTTACGTTGACGGATAGAGCCTTTTTGATCTTCATGAGGGACCTCGCCAAGCTCCGTTGAATATTCTCCATCAGGATTAACCATGTGTTTCTCCATCTCTTCATCGTGACCTTTAAGGCGCTTGACGTAAGGTTCTTCGTCCTTCATCCATTCATGGATTGCCAAAAGGGTGATTTTGTTTACGTCATGCTCATTTGCATCCATGAGCTTTCCTTCCATTGATCCATAGATGTTTCCACCTTGGATTGAGTCAAACTCAAGGACACCCTTCTTTCTCAAGAATTCAAATAAGCGAGACTCTGCGCCATAGACGAAGTCTGAGTTCATCTCTTTTGCAAAGGCTGTTACCTTGCGATCTTTTTGATTAAGAACGATATCGATGTCTCTGTGGGCGAAGATCATAAGGTCTCCATTGACCGCAGACTTTGCTTGAAGCTCAAACTCGATGCGATCTTTATCTAAGATCTCAATCTTAACAGTTGGTTCCGAAGGCTCTTCTGGTTTGTCAACTTGTTGAATCTTGATCTTCACAGTCCCCTCTTCGGCTTCCATCACTGGTTCTTCTTGAGCTACTTTGATCTTAACTGACATTGCGCTTTACCTCCGCTAAAAGGTCTTGAATGTAAAAAATTTCTTCCACCACAGTCTCATTTAAGGGCTGAGTTGCGTAGTTGTCCAGCTTTGCCTTAACTTTTTTAAAATTTTCGATTAGAGCAGAATTTCGACCTTCTACAATCTCGGCGCTTACGGCTTCTTTGAGACGTCCAATTTCTGAATTTAGATAAGACTTGAGACCCAATCCATTATCCGAGAATGATGTGATAAAATTTGTCAAAAGCTCTTTCTGTTCTGTTAGTAGAGAGTGCTCGTAGGTGTCATTAAATCTGTTCACGAACATTTTAAACTCTAGCTTATCGAGATGTTTCATTTCCGTGAGAACCTTTTCAGATCGACCAAGATATCTCACACAATTATCTTCAAGCATAATACGCTTCTTTGCTGAGAGATTATCTTGTTGTAAGAACAAGCCAACGGTTGCAAGGTCTTTGTAGTTTGGAACGAAGATTCCGAATGAGTCTGAACCCAATGCTTTATTAATTCTGTTGATCAACTTTGTCTGTTCGTTGAAAACATCTTTGCGATCAATTGCATCAAAGTCCTTCTTTGTCTCCGCCAATAGACGACGAGAATAGTCTGCTTTTAATTCTTTTGACTCGAGTAGTGAGCGATAGATCTCAAGCTCTTGAGCCAACAATGTTCCTTTTGCAAAGAACTCTTTGAGGATTGCTTTTACGACTTGCTGCTCTTGTTTGTTCTCGCGAATGACAGACTTTGTCAGCGAACGAACAAGGCATTCGTAAAGAAAAGCGGTATTTCTTTTCTTATTGTGTTTCATCCTGATCTCCTTTCTTGGTTAATGATTCTAATAGCGTTTTAATTTCAGCTTCAGATTTAAATAGTTGGCTTTCTTCGAAATCGGTAGATTCTGTTACGCCTCGAGCTAATGAGTCCAAACCACCAAATCCGACTTTTCCGGGAAATGTTGTTCTCGCCGTCCCTGTTTCTCCAAGGCCGCTGTTGACCATCTGCTTTCTCATGCCGCCTTTCTTGTAAGTCAACTTGTGCTTCTTGTAAGGTCCTCGAGGTTTTGCGTTGTCATCGCGCTTTGCTGGTGGCTCTGCCATTAGATCAGGTTCATCACCTCCACTTGTGTCTCCTCCGGTATCTCCACCAGTATCCCCAGTGTCACCGCCGAGATCAAGATCTCCTCCAGCATCTCCACCAAGATCGAGGTCTCCGCCTCCTCCTCCGGCACCACCGCCGCCTTCATCTGCTTGTCCAGCGCCCTCAAGGGATGCCATGAATTTCTTGTCGGTATACATCTCTCTTTGCATTCGCAAGTACTCTTCTTGAGACAAGCCAAGTAAGTTCTCGGAAACCCAACGACGAGAGAAGTAGCCTTCTGTTGCCGCTCCAGCGATATCGAACTTGGTCTTCCAATGTTCAAGCTCTTGCATCTCGGCAATCTTAGATGGGTTGTTGAGACGAAGCTTGAAGTTCAATAAATCGTCTCCACGATAACCCATTGTGTAAAGATGAACAATTCCAACCTTTTCAAGTTCTGAGATAAGAACTCGTTGAAGTCTTTGGATTGTTCTCGCGAATCTGATGTCTTTCTGTGCAAGAGTCGTTTTATCTTCGGTTGCACCTTCACCCATCGACAAATAAGATTGTGGAACCTTAAGAGCAGAGAACAATTTGTCTCGAAGATATTTAACGTCTTCGATCTGTGCTGTGAATTGCCCTCCAGGAAGGTTCTCGATGTTTGTAGAAGACTGTCCGCCTCTGATGGGGATAAAGTAGTCCTCTTCAATGGAAAGTGGATTGTAGCGCAAATCTACGCGTCCTGTGGTAGGGTCTACAACTTGGTGACGCTTCATTTGAGTCATAACCTTTTGCATGTATTGCTCAACGTCTTGAGGAGCGATTCCACCAACGTCAATCTTAAAAACACGACGCTCTGGTGAGCGAGTGATTCTATAAGCCATCATTGCATCTTCTAATAGAGTAAGCTGTCTCCAGATCCGTCTAGCGGGCTCTAGGACGCTTGTTCCGTAAGGAGCATGTTTGTCATTACCTAACACTCTAAAGTGCGCTATTTGCCAATTTTCGAGCGTTAAAGAGGCATTGTTCCATTGGTATTGAACGTAGTTTGGATTTGTTGGATCCTCGCCCTCAAGCCTCTCAACTTCTTGTGGAGGAAGTCCGATGCAGTTTTGAATCCCTTTTTCTTCGTCAATGTCGAGATAAACAAAGAGGTCTCCGTACTTACACATGGTTCTTGCCCAACCAAAGAGATTGTGTTCAACGTTCATGATGTTGTAATAAAGGTTGTGCAAGATGTATTTGATTTCATCGTTCGTGCACTTGATGTGAAGCATTGGAGTTAATGCTGAGTGAGTTGTCATCTCATCTGCATAAATGTCGAGAGAAGATGCAATCTCGGGTGTAAATTCCATTTGGTCGAAATCAATGTAACGCTCTGCTCGGTTTCTGTTCGAGATCATGTTAAGCGTCATGATGTTCATTGGGTTATATTCGGTCTTCTTGAACTGTTGACCTGATGCGGACTTAAAGCGTTTCGCATAAATGTCCAAATGGCGTCGTCGTAGTTGTCGTCCTGATTGTGTTCGTCGTTGGGTCAGAGGCCCCGAGAACATTCTTGTTAAAGCTTTGAATAAATCATTCTGATTGTTATTCGGGTTTCTTTCGTTACGAGCCATTTTCTATCCTTTGTAAATCCAGAGAAACTCTTTTGTTTTCTCTATTTCCTCCCTATGTTTTTCGTTAAACGTTTCGTTGTAGAAATTTTGACCTTTGATTTGTGTGTTCATGGTTGTGGTGCTTTTAAAAACACCTCCAAGCATTGCTTTCTTATAAGCCATGTCTCGTTCGTTTTCAGCAAGAGCCGTGTCTCTAACCCAACAAGCGATTGCCAAAGACATTACGAGATCATCATTGTAAGAACGCATTGCTTGAGGTTTACCATTATGCCAAATAAAAGTCTTCAGTTCATGAAAAACTCTAGCGGAGTGCATAGTAATTAGTTTGTTTCTGACGTACTCCTCCAATTTGGCCACGATTAAAGGTCTTGTTTTGGTAGATGTGGTAAAGCCCATGACGGCTCGGTCGTCATTCTCAGCAAGATAGGCTTCGACATATTCGTGAGTTGACTTGATAGAATAATAAAGTTTTTTATAATTCATCTCTTTTAGCTTCTCGAGCACAGCGATTCCAACGCCAACGTTCTCAACAACAAGCAAACATGTTCCATACTCGCTTCCTGCATCATAAAGGATCTTTGAATACATGTCGAGATCTGGTTTGCCTTGGTATTCTGCGACGACCGTCATCGTGTCAACACGGATAATGTGAAAGCAACTAAAGTCCGCTCCGTCACCACGAGCAACGTCTGCTGATAAAAGATAGGGAACTCCTTCTTGGAACTTCTCCCAGATCCAGAAATTGCGATCATAACCCACTCGATATTGTGGATCGCAAACATCAGCGAAGATTCTTTGAAGATCCTCGGGGTTAACAACAGTTTCACCAGAAGCGTTAAATGAGCACTCCAACTCCTGTGCAATCTGTCGTTTAGACATGTTTGTTGTCTCTTTGTCAAACCAAGCTTGGTCGCGTTCAGGGTGAACGTCCCAGTTTAGTTTTGTTGGAAAGAAATCGTTGTTTCCTGTCTCGGATTCGGTGTAAGTTTTGTGGAACCAATTTCCAACGCCGTTAGGGGTGCTCAGAGCGATGCAGCGGCCCCCTGTGGACAAGGTAGGGTAAAGACCCGTCCAAAGCTCTTCGAGGCCGTCAACGAACGCTGCCTCGTCTATAATAAGCAATGATAATGCTTCCGAACGACCGGCGTCTCCTGATGTCGTTCCTGCTTTCACTTGAGAGCCATTTGTAAGCTCAAATGATTGCTTGTTGTCTGTTTGGATTTTTGCAATCATCATCCATGATGGAAGGTTCTTGAAGATCATCTTAACCTTCTTGACCAAGTTTGTTGCCGTGGATAGTTTGGTTGCGATAACGAGAACGTTTTTTTCTCGATGAAACAACATAAACCAAGCAACATAGGCAGCCGAGATAGTTGAGATCCCGAGCTGCCTTGCTTTTAGAATTACGTTAAAACGATAATCGTTAAAGGACTTGAGCATGTCTTTCTGATAGTCATAAGTCTTAAACGGAATTTGACCTTTGAGAGGATGAGAGATCTTGCAATAATTGTCGATGAAGTATTGAGGATCCTTTCCACACTTTACAAGTTCTTTAACGATTTCATTTTTGGTGAGTTTCATTTATGACCTGAATTATTTTCTAAATTCCCATTCAGACCGGTCTCTACTATTAGTATTGGGACCATAAAAATTCGGATTTTTCTTATATTTACTTCTTCCGATTTGAATGTCTGGTGCCCTCCTATCTGTGTACATTGATTTTTTGACAATTGCAATTTGTTTAAATGCATTTTTTGCACGTCTGGCTAGCATTTTGCTGTGACCAGATCCTTCTGGGCTTTGAATGTATTCATTGAGTGCTTCAATGTTTAAACTACCGTCTGGATTGGAGAGCTCAACACCTTCTTTTTTGCGTATCATTTCTAAAAAGTTTTTAGCTGTGTCGAATAGTTGGGTAATAATATATTTGTTTCTCTCTATAATTTCTCGAGATTCAGCGTCCATTTCTTCTGTTTCCTCAGGTTCGGAGTTTGGATCAGTAGGTTCCGGAACTGATGGCATCTGTTGTTGCGGCGCTTGTTGTGTCTTTTCTTTCTTCTTGAAGAAGTCAAACAATCCTTCGTCAAGCTCTTCTTCGTTCATAACTTTGTCAAGCTCTTCTTTGATGATTCGTTTTAAAGTTTGTTTTGTAAGTTTCATTTTTTGATTATCTCCAGCTTTAATCTTTTTATTTTTTGTTAATTCAACTTAGTTTATAAATTAAAATACATAAGTTCGACCTGTGTAGCCGGCTTTCTTTAATGCGTTTTGAATTAATTTATAGTCAGCAGATGCATCTTTGCCCAGTCCAGCGCCTTTGAATGTTTTGTGTTTCAAGATTCTCCCAATCACAGCTTGCATCTCATAAAAATTTACTTGGTTTCGCTTTTTTGTTTTCATAAGTTTGGCGTAGTGGTTGATGACGCGTTGCTGCTCTGATGTGAAGTCCATTGCTTGGACTGGCTGTTGTTGCCGAAAACCTTCTTCTAGACCAGTGTAGCCTTCCGAGTCTCTTCTGTCTTGAGCAGCCTTTTTGGCTAATGGATCACCCGTTTTTTCACTCATGTAATCTTCTATCCACATGTTTGCAACGGCATCGAGTCCCATCGAGTCAATTTCTTCAACGTAATCGGATTCCCAATCATCAACATTCTCATCAATGTAAGAATCTAATTCATCCTCAAAGGATCGATCAATTTCTAAAATCTTTAAGTACAGAGGATGATCTTCATAATCTTCGTAGCTCTCGGTCAATACTTTATTGAGCTCTTCTTTGATGATTTGTTTTAATGTTTCTTTTGTAAGTTTCATTTTTGGTTACCCTTTGCACTAATCTTTTCATTTTGAGGACGCTTTGCTTTTGCGAACTCTAAAAACTTCTTTGTAATGTCTCGAGTTGTGTCCTCGGAGGGGGACAAAATCTCGTCCATTTGTAAACCGCCAATCTTGTAGTGTTGATAAGCTTGGACAAATGTGCGAACGTTTGAAGTTGTTTGGACAATAACTTGTGGTTCGCCTTTTGCAGTCAAGGAAACGGACTTTCCAGTGATTGCTTTGTATTCTTTCTGTAAGAACTTTTTAACTTCATTGATTGTTCGAACAATGTCATTCTCGAAACCGTTTTCTTTAAGGTCCTTCATCATTACATCAGATTGATAGTTAATGATCATTGAGTCACCATAAAACTTAACCTTGAAGCCATCGATTACTCGTTTGTCGAGCAAAGGAATACCTTCTTCTCGCATAAGACCAACCTTTCGGACTTGACCATCATGCGAATAGTTTTCCATGTGTTGCGCGCCATCATAAGACGCATTCGCAGCGGCTTGTGCAAGCCCTTGGATGATTTCTAAAATTTCTTTGCTCATTTGTTATCTCCGAATTTCTGTTGATATTCTTGATATCCCTTTTGGAATTCATCAGATTCCCTCTTTCTCAGTAGACTGTATGCTCTCTTAACTTCTCTAGCTTTTTCTGGTGCCGTAGCCTCTGCGTGGGCAAGAATCTCCCCAGCTGTCTTTGCGCGATACATTGTGCCGACTGTCATGAAAAGCCCCATTGGATTATTGACATATTCATCCATCATCTCTAGCGCTTCTTTTTTTTCTTTATCTCCAAAACCAAGTTTAGATTTAATTGAATCAAACATACCTTCTTTCACTGTCTCCTCGGACATTGCGGCTTCAAGCTCTTCTTTGATAATTCTCTTTAATGTTTCTTTTGTAAGTTTCATTTATTTGGTCTCCAACCAGATTTCCACCTTTCTTCTCGGCCTTCTACCCATTGGATGTAGCACTTAAAACAACAATCAAACTTTGTCATGTATAAATCATCGACAGATTTGAATGAATAAGTGTTGCAAGTTGGGCATGAACGCTTGGATTCTCTATTAAGTAGTTCTTTTGAGATTAAAACCCCATTTAGATCAACCTTCTCGCTCTCAGCTTTATCGTGTCGATAGTTCGACTTGAGTTCGTCAAGATACTCTTTTTCTTTATCGTCATCCCATTGTGACTTCGGGTTGATGACCGCTTCTTGTCCATACTTCTCGGCGATTGCCTTTTCAACCTTTACGGCGTAATTTGGATCTTTACTCATTTAACACTCACTTCTATTTGATTTGCAGCATAGTAAGTCAAAAGAGATGCCGATGTTCCAAGAACAAATCCTCCAAGAAAAATCCAAGTGGATCTTTTCGTGTTTGAATTCCTTCTAAGGACATCGATCTCTTCATCTTTGATTTCAATCATTGCATCATACTTTTTTTGCAAAGCTGCTTTTTCAATCTTTAAATAGTCAATTTGGCGCTGTTTTTCCGCAAGTTGAAGAGAAAAATCCAAAGCAGCGTTGATTGTGCATTGCTCCTCTGCGAACTCTTTCATGGTGATTATCGAAACAACAGCTTCGTCATTGAATAGTCTACCGGAAAATGGAGCCGGATCTCCTTCAGACAAAGGAGTCATGAGTGGTTGAGCAAATGCTAGTGCGGTGAAAAGCCAAATCATTTTAGCTTCTCGATGTTCAATTCTTCCATTAGGATTCGGTCAATAGCTTCTGGGTCTTCTTTTGCTTTCTCGAGCAATTCAAGCTTTCTGTTTACCGTTTCTCTTTCAAGCTCTGATTGAGCTGTTCTCGCTTGTTTCCTGAGTTTAATTCGAGAGTTAACGTATTTTTGATTCGCTTGTGCTAATCTTAGTTTTTCTTCAGCAGAGATTTCTTGAACTACTTCGAGTTCCTTTTCTTTTGCTTCGGCGGTAGCTTCAGAAACCTCAACTTGTTTCTCTTTGCTTTTGCGTCCTAAAATAAACACAAACAAAACAGTAAAGCCTGCTGCTACAAATTGCCACTTGTCTTTAATCCATTCCCACATCATCCGTGTCTCCAAGTTCTTGCGAAGTCAATCGCAGTTTGGCCACCGATGTAAGTCATGGCGATCATTCCCCAAGTGTCAGCGTCTAAGCCAACACCCAAATACAAAAGGGCAGTAGCGACAGCGAACACAAGGAGCTTTCGTGAGATTGCTCTTTCCATTACACTATCGATAATGCCCTTCTTTTCTTCTTTATTTTCGTTAGAGTCTTGCATAGTATTTCTCCTTTGCTTGGCCCTAACTAGTTCTAAATGTTACAAATTGACTTGTGCATAACCATCGGTTTTGTCAATGTCAATTGTCATGTCAACTATATCCTTCAGACCTTCTAGATGAGTAATCAATAGAACAGTTTTGAATTGAGCTTTGATCATTTGCAACAGTCTCGTAAAGCCTTCCATGTGGTCAGCATCAAGAGCGGTGGCTGGTTCGTCTAATACTTCGTCTTGCCATATTTAACTCTTTTTACAGTAGATAGGGAGACCTTATATTTTTCCGCTATCTGTCTATTGGTCATCTCTTTTGATTCAAAGTCCTCTCTCATGTTGAGAATCTGCTCTGGTGTCAATCTTGAGTTTGGATTCTTATGACCAATTCTTGTTTTTGCAAAATCACTAATTTTTTTTCTACCTTCTTCAGACGGTGGATCATAGGCACAAGAAGGTGCTTTGCCCACTTTGGCTGCGCTCATTTTCCGTTTAGTCTCCTCGGAGAAGACCCTACCTTTGTGTGCGTTTGAGATCTTTCTTTTCGTTTGCGCGGAGAGCTTTCTACCATTGCTGGCCTTGCCGATTTTTTCCTTTGCCTGTCTGGAATGTTTCTTGCCCTTCATTGGACTCGATGGAAAGATCGCCTTATTGTAGCCTACTTCTCTTTTGTGACACATTGTCTCATCTATCCATCTCTTTTCTTCAGTCAACAAGAATTCTTCACCTACCTCCGATAGAATTTCAAAAACAAACGAGTCTTCTCCGTGTTTGTTCCAAGAATTTTGCAAATGTTGATTGCAGTGAATGCCTCTTCTCAGCTTGGATTTGTGAGCGCTCCATCTTTGGCGAATGTCCACGCTGCTACCTACATAAAACTTGCCCGTCTCTTCGTTGGTTATCTTATAAATTCCGCATTTCTTCATAATAAAAGAGCCTCCTATTCGGTTCATCTAGAATAAATAGGAGGCTCACCAAGAAAGAGGATTCTTTTAAATATTTATTTTTGCGTAACCACCTTCTTTATCTATTTCAATTGTAGTATCTACCACATCCTTTAGGCTCTCTAAGTGAGTGATTAAGAACACTGTTTTGAATTGAGCCTTAATCATTTGAAGTAGCCTAGTAAATCCTTCCATGTGTTCTGCGTCGAGCGCCGTTGCGGGTTCATCTAACCAGAAACTAGTTGACTTCGGCAAAGATGAAACAGAGATTAACGCAAGACGAACTGCCATTGAAGCGATTGTTTTCTCGGCACCAGAACCCATAGATAAAGGTCGTGGATCATAGTTTGGATGCTTCAAGTAAATCTCAAGCTTGTCTCCATCTTCGTCGAAGAACACTTGGAACTCAACAATCGAAGAAAGAACTTTTTGGATCTCATCGTTGATCACTGGAAGCATTGATTTGATGACCTCATAAGAGATTCCGTTTGCATGTGTTGCTTTTACAAAGATGTCGTAAGCAATGTAATCACGCTCAGCCTCAGCAATTTGTTGCAACTTTTCTCTTGCTTCCTCGATGGTTCTTTTTGTTGAACCTTTCTCGGACATAAATTCAAGAACCTTTGATTCGCAAGACTTAATCTCAGCAGCCTTCAAAGACACGGTCTTATTAATTGCTTGGAGATCTCGACGCAATGAAGATAGATTCTCATAAGCTTCGATATTATCGTTGTAATAGGCAATGTCTGATTCATAATCTTTAATTCGACGTTCCATGAGAGACACCTTGCCCTCGCAGTTTTCCCACTGCAAAGACATGTTTCGAACCTCAGATTGGCTTTTTGCTAATGTGCTTTTTTGAGCTTCGTAGTCTCGAACGACTGCTTCGCAATAAACTTCGTTAATCGTCGATGCCTTCATCTTTAAGTCAAGCATTTGAGAATTAAGAGTCTCAATAAGTTCATTAACCTCAACAATTGTGATCTTTGCCTCTTCTGCTTTCTTTACGAACTCATTGTCGCAACAGAATTTACAATTTGGATCATACTCGTGATCATGAAGCATGTCAATCTTTGACTGAAGGCTTGCCTTTTCTCGCTTTGCTTTGTCGACAGACTTCGAAGTCTTTTTCATTTCTGCCTTGATTAGCTCTAGAGCATCAAGATCAGATTGGGCAAGCGTTGAATCTTCAAGCAAAGATGGCAATCTAGCCGTCAAATCTTCGATTTGAGAGCGCTTAGAAGCAATCTCGGTAGATAGCCTATCCATTTCACTAGAGTTCTTTAAAAGCGATTTTTGAGCCTTTGAGAGCATGTCATTTAAAGCATCGATGTCAAGGTCTCTTTGGGAAGCGGCTTGAACTTGATCTTGGATCAATTGCTGCTCCTCTTTTAAGACAGCTAGGCGAACAGTATGTTTCTCGCAGAGATCTTGTTGAGACTGAATATCTTCAAGGATCTCTGTGAACTCTGCTTCTGCTCTAGATAGCTTCTTGTGCCAATCGACTGAATTCAAATGTTTGATGATTCCTCGCATCTCTGATGAATCGGTTTTTGCAAGTTTATGCATTTGATCAAAGATTTGAAGATCAAGGAACTTTGCGAGAATCTCTTTACGCTTTGTTGATCCTTCGTTGATAAATCCAAAAGAATCGTTCTGAGCAGCGAGAGACGTCATCATGAAGTCCTCGAGCGAGCCAAAGGTGTTTCGGATGTTATCGTCTGTTTTATTGCGAGTGTCTCCGTTCTTTGACTCAGCTTGGGTTCCGAATGTTAGCTTTCGGAAGTTGAGATCTGTTTTGGCTGAGATGACTTCTCTACCTTTAGACCTTGTGGTTGATTTTTCGAGGCTTCGA